TGTTCACCGATACAATGAACAAGAAAGCTCCTGAGGTTTATCAGGATAAAGGAATGAAGATTTACAATTCCAACCTTTGTTCTGAGATTGCTCTCCATAATTCTGAAGAAGAATCATTTGTATGTGTTCTGTCTTCGATGAACCTTCTCCATTACGAAGAATGGAAAGACACAGACGCTGTTGAAGTTATAGTTTATTTCCTCGACGCGGTTGTATCAGAGTTTTTAACCAAGATTGAAACGATTAGAGATAATGGTACTATTGAAGGAAAAAGAGCGTTCTTCTACCTTGAAAAGTCATACAACTTCGCAAAGAGACAAAGAGCACTTGGTTTGGGGGTCCTTGGTTGGCACTCTTTGTTACAATCTAAAAACCTTCCATTTGATACTCGTGAAACTGCAAGATTGAATGTTGAGGTATTCAAGTTGATTAAGGATAAGTCTTACAAGGCTTCCTCAGAGTTGGCTGAATTGTTCGGAGAACCCGAACACTTGGTTGGTTACGGAAGAAGAAATGTGACCTTGAACGCTATCGCACCGACCACGTCTTCAGCGTTTATTTTGGGACAGGTTTCACAATCTATTGAACCGATTTGGTCTAACTGTTATGTTAAGGACGTGGCTAAACTAAAGGTAACTATCAAGAACCCTGTGCTGAAAAAGTTGTTGGGTGAACTTGGTAAAGACAACAAGGCAACTTGGGAGAGTATTAAGAAACACGATGGTTCGGTACAACACTTGGACTTCTTGACTGAAGAACAAAAACAAGTATTCAGAACTTTTGCTGAGGTAAATCAATCTTCAATTATTAACCAAGCGGCTGTAAGACAAGACTACATTGACCAAGCACAATCTTTGAACTTAATGATTTCACCTGATATGCCAACAAAGGATGTCAATAAGTTGTTGGTCGACGCTTGGGAGTTGGGAGTTAAGACCCTTTATTACCAACACTCAATGAACTCGGCACAGGCTTTCGCAAGAAAAAAACTGAACCTAAATGACCTTAACTGCGTTGCTTGTGAGGCATAATTAAGGAATTCTATCTTAATGAATAAAAAACCCGGTACAATGTGTCGGGTTTTTTTATTCCTTATAAAAACTTAACGGGTATATTTATGTGATATGTCAGATGGAATTACATATGGATTAGCATTTCCCTTTCAAGATTCTACCCAAGGGGATTTCTTGTTGTTGACGGAAACTCAGTATGCTCAAATTAAAAGTGACCTTATACACCTTCTTCTAACGAGAAGGGGTTCAAGATATTTTCTACCCGATTTTGGTACAAGATTATATGAATTCCTTTTTGAACCATTCGACGGACTTACATTCAATGCAATCGAGGCTGACATTAGAGATTCTGTTTCAAAATACATCCCAAATTTACTAATCAATAATATAACAATAGAACCTGCTGACCCATCCGTAGAAGTGGACAACGCTCAAAGTAGAGGAGGTCAGTTGGGTCAAGACGCCAATACCCCGTTTAGAGTACCTGGTAAGGGGACTTCTGAATACACAGCAAAAATTAGAATTGATTTTTCGGTAGACAACTTGGCTTTTGCCCAAAGTGATTTCGTTATCCTCAATATTTAATATTATATGGCAAACAACAAAATATCCTATACAGTAAGAGACTACGAAAGTATTAGGATTGAACTCCAAAACTACGTTAGAACCTACTATCCCGAACTTATTCAGGACTTTAATGATGCCTCAGTATTTTCGGTGTTCTTGGATTTGAATGCCGCCGTAGCCGACAACCTCCACTATCATATTGATAGAAGTATCCAAGAGACGGTACTCCAATATGCCCAACAAAGGTCGTCGATTTACAATATTGCCAGAACTTACGGACTAAAGATACCAGGTCAAAGACCTTCTGTGTCTTTGGTGGACTTCTCAATCACTGTACCGGCTTTTGGTGACAAAGAAGACGAAAGATACCTTGGAACTCTTACTCGTGGTTCTCAGGTGTTTGGTGCGGGTATTGTATTTGAGACTCAATATGATGTAGATTTTGCATCACCATACAATTTACAAGGTTTTCCCAACAGACTTAAGATTCCTAACTTCGATGGAAACGGTAATCTTATCAATTACACGATAACCAAAAGAGAACAGGTAGTTAATGGACTTACTAAAGTTTTCAAAAGAGTTATTAATGCTAGTGACGTAAGACCATTCTTCGAATTGTTTCTCCCTGACAAGAACGTTTTGGGTGTTACAAGTGTTCTTCTTAAGAATGGTACCAACTACACCAACGTACCAACTGCTGCGGAGTTCTTAGGTGTTGAAAACAGATGGTATGAAGTCGATGCTTTAGCTGAAGACAGAATCTTCGTTGAAGACCCAACTAAAGTATCAGACCAACCAGGTATCAAGGTAGGTCGATACCTCCAAACCAACAATAGATTTATTTCCGAGTTTACCCCTGAAGGATTCATGAAGGTTACCTTCGGTGGTGGTAGTACATCAGCCCAAGACCAACTCAATGCGTTTACCAATCTTGGGGTTCCTGTGACAATACAATCACTTCAGAACAACTTCTCGTTGGGTTCCACACTTATTCCCAACACAACTCTTTTTGTTCAATACAGAGTAGGTGGGGGATTGGCAACAAACCTTGGCACCAACGTTATTAATCAGGTGGGAACTGTAACATTCTTCGTCAATGGTCCATCACAGAACATTAATAATAGTGTTATCCAATCCCTAAGATGTAATAACGTAACTGCGGCAATCGGAGGAGCAAACCCACCAAGTGTTGAAGAGGTAAGAAACTATGTAACCTTTAACTTCGCGGCTCAGAAGAGGGCGGTTACTGTAAATGATTACGACTCCCTTCTTAGATTGATGCCAGCACAATTTGGGGCACCAGCCAAGGTGGCAATTACAGAAAATAACAACAAGATTATTATTAGTTTGTTGTCTTATGATACCTCAGGAAAACTTACACCAATTGTATCAAATACACTGAGACAAAACGTCGCCAGCTACCTATCAAATTACAGAATGATGAATGACTACATTCAAGTTACCTCAGCCGAGGTTCTTGATTTGGCATTTGAGATTTCTGTTGTATTGGATGCCACCCAAAACTCAGGACAAATTATATCCGAAATTGTTAACAGAGTTGCAGCTTATATGAATCCACAAATCAGAGAGTTGGGACAAAACGTATATCTGTCAGAACTTAGAACAATTGTTCAACAACAAACAGGTGTAATTACTGTGGCTGATTTGGTGGTGGAAAATAAAGTTGGTGGACAATATTCATCCGCCCAAACTTCCATGAGATACGCTGACCCTGAATTGAAAATTATTCAACCGGTGGATGACACATTATTTTCACAACCAAACCAAGCGTATCAAGTTAGATTCCCACAAAAAGATATTAAAATTAAGGTTAAGAACTTCCAAAATGTTTCTTTTTCTTAACACCTTTATTTAATTTTCCATCAAGGTATATTTCCTTTATGTAATTGGGCTTTCTTATAAAAACCCAAAATAACTATTTATTTTAAAAAGTTTGAATGGGAAAATCATACAGAATAAACACAGAAGTTGGTATTAATAAATCTCTGTCGTTCGAGATTGACCAAGATTTTGAATTTTTAGAAATTCTTTCTCTTCAAATTGGACAAGAGGACGTATACAACAGAGACTGTTCTCAATACGGGGTTGTTATTGGTCGTGTGGTCGCTAACAGTGGACTTGGAGTTCCGAACGTTAAGGTAACCATATTTGTTCCAATTCTTGAGACCGATGCAACCAATGAACAAATCTTGGCTGTATATCCATATGTGAATCCCGATGACAGAAACACGGATGGGTATCGATTCAATATCTTACCATATACTCCGTCCTATACAAACCACGCCGCAACAGGAACATTCCCCACTCGTCAAGATGTTTTAAACGACCCTTTGGTAGCCGAAATTTACGACAAGTATTACAAGTACACTGTCAAAACAAACGAAAGTGGGGATTATATGATTTTTGGTGTACCTCTTGGAGTACAAACTATTTTGATGGATTTGGATTTGAGTGATATTGGAGAGTTTTCTCTAACCCCTCAAGATTTAATCAGAATGGGAAGAGCCACACCGGAACAAGTTGCTGGTGATAGATTTTTACTCTCCCCTGATATAGACACTTTACCACAAATTGTTTCAATTAGAAAACAATTCGAAGTAGGTCCTTTTTGGGGTGACCCCTCGCAATGTCAAGCCGCTGTAAACCGTGTTGATTTCGATTTGAGAAGTGAAGCAAACATCGAGATATCACCATCATCAGTGTTTATGGGTTCTATGTTTTCCACATTAGACAAATTCAAAATTAATGCACCCGTTTTAAATACTAATCAACCACCAAATATATTAACTTCAGGGTGTAAACCAAAAGATAACTTTGGAAACCTTTGTGAGCTGGAAGCGGGTCCTGGTCAAATATTGGCGGTTAGACAAACTATTTTTCAGGACAATCAAGGTAGACCAATTTTAGAAGAATATAGACTTGAAAATTCGGGTAATGTAATCGATGAAAACGGCACTTGGTTGACTGAATTACCGATGAATTTAGATTATGTAACAACGGCTGAAGATGGTACAAGAATTTTCAGTAACGACCCAAGGGTTGGAATTCCAACAAAAGCAAAATATAGATTAAAAGTAAAATGGCAACAACCAGGTTTGAATACTGAACAAGTAAAACGACCTTATTTTCTCATACCTAACGTAAGAGAATATGGTTGGTCATCAAGTATCCTTGACCCAATATATCAAGTTGCCAACCCGTTAATTCAAAGAGATTTGAAATCTTCTTATTATTTTGGACTCGATTGGAGTGGGTATACAGATTCTTCATCAAGTTCAGTAATAAACGAAAAACTTCTAAATGCTATCAATTGTGAAGATACTTTTTATGAGTTCTCGTACAATAAAGTCTATACCGTTTCGACTT